ACAGACAGACAGACAGACGTGGCTGTTAAAATTCCCATAAATAAGCATATTTTGGATATAATAGGAATTAATTTAACTCAAGATTAACTCAAATTTGAAAAGAGCATTGCAATCTATTTATATTTCCAATAATCCGATTCTGGCTTGATTTTATTACAAATAATCTATATAATAACCTCAAAGGGATTTTGTCAATGAAAACTTTGTAGAATAATAATCAGGAGGGTATCTATGCTTAAAATACCCGATTTTACAAAGCCGGAAATTGACTTTATAAAGGAAAATGCAAATTTCACAGCACAGGAGTCAATACTTTTTGATTTAAGGAACGGAGAGCATTGTCTTGAGGAATGCGCTGAATTGATGAATGTGAGCGTTTCTACTGTTAAGAGAATAAATAAGAAAATGAAAGCGAAGATTATTCGCATATTATGATTTTGGGAGGATTGCTTATGGAGAACATAAATGTTTATTTCAAAAGGGTTAACGAACCCAAAATTGGTGGAGAATATTTTCAATATGATAAAGATAGAAATATTATGTTTCCGTGCGCAGTAATTGATGGACAATATTATGGAGGACATGGAATTTCTAACTTTTGGATTTTTAAAAATTTGCAGACAGGCAAAGAAGAAAGAGGATATGGTTGTTTCTTTGAGAAGAAAGAATATAATGGGGATTATGATGAAACATTGCCCTATTAAAATAATTTGATACTTTTCTGATACTTTTTAGAGCTTATAACGGACTGTTATAAGCTCTTTTTTTATGCCAAAATTTAAGCATAAGGAGGAAATCCTATGCTAAACGACTTTGTATTAGAAAAAATCTTTGCACACCCAACAATGAACCAGTTTTGTATCGGGCAGCAGTCAGATATAGCAAATATGATACAGGAAATATTAGAGCAAATCGAGGAGGAAAACCCGCATGGCGAATTATCCGAGTTATTTTCCTAACAATCAGATGCCAAATTATCAGCCGTTATATGGAAATCAGTATCAGAGTTTTCAGTCGCCATACCAACAGCAAAATATGGTGCAAGCACAGCCGCAAATGCAATTACCGCAACAGCAGTTTCAGCAAATGCCAGTTGGTCTAAACGGAAGGATTGTTGATGATTTCTCCACGCTGAACGCCAACGACGTGCCTATGGACGGAAATGGGGCGGTTTTTATTAAACGGGACGCTTCGGAAATCCAGTGGAGAAACTGGGCGGCAAATGGGACTATCGTTACGACCTCGTATAAGCCGATTTTAGAGCAAAACAACCAAGAGGGTGCAAATATACCACAAATGGATTTTAACGGGTTGTATGACGACGTGAAGGCGCTTAGAGGGGAAATTGCAGAGAGATTTGACAGACTTGAAAAGTCTATGACTAATCCTACGACTAAATCGAGTGGCTCTAGGTCTAAAAAGGAGGCTGATGCAGAATGAACCCATTAATAGCAATTATACAGATGATGAAGGGCGGAGGTAATTCCCAGGCAATGTTACAGCAGATGATGGGAAATAGCCAGATAATGTCTAACCCAATGGCAAAAAATGTCGTAGAAATGATGCAAAAAGGCGATAAGCAAGGACTAAAGACCATGGCAGAAAATATGTGCAAGGAAAATGGCACAACAATTGAACAAATGAAAAATAACCTTATGGGGCAGTTCGGCATGAGATAAGCGGACCGAAAACCGTTAATTTTGGCAACGGAACACGTGAAAAACATTGATTTAATGCGGTTTTCGACCGGACCATATAATTAGCATATTAGAGGTGTGCGCGCGCATTAAAAAACCATGGTTCCTCTTTATGAATAAATTTTAAGGAGGACACTAATATGTTCAATTCTGGAAACTGTGCATCCGTCCCTCTCGTAGCTTCAATTGACGGCGGATGCAATAACGGAAACAATGGCTTTGCTGGCGGCTGGGACGCATGGATTGTTATTATCCTTTTTGCCCTGATTTTTGGCTGGGGCAATGGCGGCTGGGGCAACAATGGAGGAAACGGCGGTAACGCACAGTTCATTCCTTATGCGGTAGGCTCAACTTATACCGATGCGGCTATTCAGAGAGGATTTGACAATCAGGCAGTCGTACAAAAGCTCGACGGCATTACACAGGGAATTTGTGACAGCACGTATGCTCTTAACAACGCCATTACCAATGGCTTTGCAGGGGTAAACTCTGCCCTCTGCCAAGGGTTCAATGGCGTCAACACCGCTATGCTTCAGGGCTTTAATGGTGTAGAACGTGGATTCTGTAATCTGTCTGCACAGCTTTCTAATTGCTGCTGCGACATTGAGCGTGGCATTGATGGCGTAAACTACAACATGGCAAAGAATACTTGTGACATCACAAACCAGATGCACAACGACACAAGAGATATTATCGACAGCCAGAATGCAGGCACAAGAGCAATCCTTGATTTCTTAACGCAGGATAAGATCGCAACCTTGCAGGCAGAGAACCAGTCTCTTAAATTTGCAGCAAGCCAATCTGAGCAGAACGCTTTCATTGCGGCTAATCAGAACGCACAGACAGCAGAGCTTATCCGCAGACTTGGAGCAGACTGCCCGCAGCCTGCTTATGTCGTACAACCTCCGCAGCCGGTAACTTTCCCTACAAATTGTTGTGGAACGGTAAATTATGCGGCTGGTTACAATAACGGTTGTGGCTGCAATAGCGGTTGTGGTTGCGCATGATAAATAATCAGGACTACTTTAACCGCTTGACGGTATCAGACTTTATTCTTCAACTAATAACAATGTATTGGGTCATGCAAGATGCAACCAATAATGACTTGATGCAGGAGTTGCAGAGACAGGATAGAGAATATCTAGATACCATCATTGAAAACCAAAAGAGAATATTGAGTATCTTATCCAACATGAATGAGGATATGTCTGCTGACAAGTAGCAGTTTTACGATAAACCGAGGGCAGACTTCAAAATAGGTTTGCCCTTTATTTTATGAAATGGAGGAATTTATTATGGCTGAATTTACAGAAATTAATTTACAGCTTGTGGCAGCAGGGCAGAACGTAGTATTTACTGAAACGCCTGTTTGCCCGACAAAATGTATGACGCATAGAGAAGGAAGCGGTATTGTACGTCTTAGAGGATTGACGAGAAACCAGTGCAGGGCAAGATTTTTAGTGTCGTTTTCTGGAAATATCCAAATTCCGGCAGGCGGAACGGTAGAGGCGATTTCCGTAGCGATCGCAGTTGACGGAGAGCCTTTGCAGTCTACACAGATGATTGTAACCCCTGCGGCAGTTGAGAATTTTTTTAATGTATCTGCGCAAGCATACATTGATGTTCCATGTGGTTGCTGTGTGACAGTGGCAGTTGAGAATACTTCAACGCAGGCAATTGAGGTTCAGAACGCTAACTTAATCGTAGTAAGAGAAGCGTAGGAAGGAGCGTGGAAAGTATGCATATCAAACATATCCATGAAACAATCGAAAAGTTATCACAGTATGCTTTTGAAGAAGCTTGCAAAAACAAAGAAGCTATCAACACGGAAGAAATGGGCGAGGTTGTTGATATGGTCAAAGACCTTGCAGAAGCAGAATACTATGCCAGAATCGCCAAAGCGATGGAAGAAGCCGACAAAGAAGATGAAGAAGAAGCAAAGTACATTATGAAAAAGATGAAAGAAGAATACGGTGACGAAGAAGGAGAGAGACGGTTCTATGACGATTACCGTTATAAGGGGTCTGGACGCTTTGCGCCAAAAGGCAGAGGAAGCTATATGCCACGCAGAGGGTATGAGGAAATGCCTTATATGGTGATGCCACAGGTTCATAACCCTATGGAATGGGATAGGGATATGGATCGGGGCAGCATGAACCGCATGTACTACTCCGGAGGCAATTCTGGTGGTCAAAGCGGGCAGTCTAACGGCGGTTCATCTTCTGGCGGTATGAGCGGAAACATGGGAGGTTCATCTGGCGGAAGCACAAGAGGCTATGAGGAATATCAGCGCGGGTATTCAGAAGGCCGTGCGGAAGGATACAATCAGGGTAGAAACGAAGGAGAAAGAAACGGAAGGCAGTCTGAAAGCCGATACGACAAGGCTAGGAGAGGATATGAAGAAGCCAAGGCAATGCACGGTTCTAACTCCGCAGAGGACAAACAGGCAAGGATGAAAGAAGCTGAGAAAACAGCAAATGTTTTTCTCGATGCTTTATTGGAGATGGTAGAGGATGAAAGTCCAGAAGTAAAGTCAATGATTAAGACTAAGGGCATGTCTAAGTTACAAAAGATTCAATAATTCAAGAATATTCAAGAATTAGGGGCAGAAATGCCCCTTTTCTAAAATGAACCTTGACAATCGATTATTGGCTAATGGTTTTTGCAAAAACTCCTTGACAACCCATTGGGACGGTGATACAATGGGTACGTAAACAAGGAGGGATTTTTAGATGTTTAAAGTTGAAGCTGTTGCAACTGTATATTACACTTGCACATTATCGGAAGAGGATGGAAAGAAAGTTTTGGATTATATAAAGGAAAATCCAGAGGAATTTGAATTTATACCAGACGAAGAAAAAATAACCAAGGCAGCAGAAATGCTGTATGCGGAAGATGAAATAGACCTATATCAATCTTCTGATGAAAGCGATTTCTCAACCGAGGAAATTAGATGGTCTGAATTTGAAGATAGAACAGCAGAGGAGATTTTGAACGAATGACAATTAAGGAAATCCGCCAACTAACAAACCTATCCCAACAAAAATTTTGTGAGAAATACAACATACCTTTACCAACTTTGCGGAAATGGGAGCAAGGAAACCGAGAACCTCCGGGATATGTTTTGGAACTGTTGGAATTTAAGGTTAGGAAAGACATTCCGTTAGAAGTAATACACGAAAAGGATAATATAGGGAATATTTTCAGATGCCCTCATTGCAGACATGGATTTTTTGACGATATGGCATATAACGCATATTGGAAACATCTGATAGTAGACGGTTATAAATATTGCCCTGTTTGCGGAAACAAAATTCAATGGTGGAATGTTATAAAGAAAATGGAGGAAAGCCAATGAAAAGATTTTTTAAAATAGCAAGACTTCTCCTTTTTATAATTTTATCTGGATTGCTTATACATATAGGGCATTGGCCAAATACATGGGAGTTTTGGTCGATTGTCGCTTGTGCGGGCTTGATTAGCATTACGGAGTATTTCGGCAAAGATAAATAATCGCTTAGGAACTGTTGAAATTTAAAGCTAAGAAACATATGGAGGAAAGATAAGTGCTATACAATATAGGGACTATACTTGTATGCAAGGAAACTGTAAATGCTCAATGCTTAGAAATGACGAATCCATGTTTTGATATCATGCCAAGAGATCAATATAAAATTACAGATAAGGACGATTATCCAGATGATAATCATTGTCATTGGTATAAACTTACATCAGAAAAGGATAATAATGTTACATTAAGCGCATGGAATGATGAAAATCATATGATAATAGACGATAAATTTGAAATTCTGACGAATGAAAAAACATAAAGTAGACCCACAAAAAGACTGCGGGGCAAAAGATGCTATTATCCTTGCGAGCGTTTTCTCTTTATGGTTGTAGAATGATTTGGGCGATTGTTGCTTGTGCAGGATTGATTGGTATTATGGGGTATTTTGGCAAATATAAATAATCACTTAGGGATTGCCGGAATTTAAGGCCAGGGAGGATTTTGGAATGAATATGCACGATTTAATTAACAGAGAAGTAAAAATTGACGGCAAAGAGGGGGAAATCACAAAAATTTTAGGTTGTGTATTGGAAGTTACATTTTTTAATGTGAACGATGGGAGAACAATAATTTATCCAGAAGATGTTGAAAAATATTTAGTATAGAACATTTGGATAGTTCATAATCAGAAATAAAATTTGAAAACTATCAGCCAATATTCGATTTGGCTGGTAGTTTTTATTTTGAGAAAGTTGGTGAAAATTGTGTTTACAATAAATGGAATAATATGGGATGTTGTATTCGTTCCACCAAATAGCAACAAATTAAGACGTTCAGACAATTCCGTTACTTGCGGAGTTTGTGATTTTGGAGATAGATGTATTTATTTGTCCGATATGTTGCAAGGGGCATTTCTCCGAAAAGTTTTCATACATGAAGTATGCCATTCAGCGGTTTTCTCATACTCGATAAGCCTTAGCATCTCCCAAGAGGAATTTTTGTGTGACTTTATTGCTACTTATGGCGACGAAATCTTCTCAATTGTAGATGATTTGTTTATGGCATTGAAGAGGATAGCGTAAAGCAGGGGGGATTATCCCCCTACTGTTCCAATTTACTCTTTTCTTCTAATATTGCTGATCTCCCTCTATTGTGTATTTTCCACCGATATTGCATATTCTTTCCAAAGCAACAGAAAGCCGTTTATGGTTCAGTTCTGTTCCCACAAATTTTTTTCCGTTTTTATAGGCATTTACCGCTACCAGGCCGCGTCCCATGCATAAATCACCAATGCAATTATAATCTTCATTTGCGCAAACCCATTCAATGATATTTTCCTCGTCCATCCCATCCAACTTCGGTTTTTTGAATTTATTGGCCCCGCGCACAATATAGCATATATTCTCCAGCTTGTGGTAGTATGTGCTGTTGTAGAATGTGACATATTTATATTGTTTTCTCATCTCGATAACAAAATCAGGTAAATATTCTTTGCCAATTTCGCAATAGGCTATTTTTGGCCTTATTTTTTTAATACACTCAAATAGCCTGATATAAAAATTGTCATATCCACCAAATAACGGTTCAATTCCGGCCTTTGTATAAAATGAATTTATATTTCCCTTATTCCATGGCGCATCGGTAAATATCAAATCTGCCTGTAACATAAAAGCCGGGATCGGATTAAAAATATCATGGCATTGCAATATTGAGCCATCCTGGAACACAGCCCTACCCTGATCTATCGGATGCCGTATGTACGCATCCCCATAATTCCATTTCAATCTTCTACCTCCACCATCTGCCAGCTTTTGCTGTACATCTGATTTTTAAACAATTCTGCAATACCCGTTATCTGCTTCAGACGGTAAACCTCTTCCATATCCATGCCTAGGTGCTTTGATATTTCTTCATCTTCCAATCCCTGCTGCACAAGAGCCCGAACCAAGTCCCCCATTAGTTCAACCTGATGGACACCACGTGCCCGATTAAACTGTACTGTTGCGGCCATGCGCTGCGCAAGGGTATGTTTAAGAACCACAATCGGAATACTGTCGGCCTCCAGATAATCCCTGAAAATAATGTACCTGTGAAACCCATCAACCACAATGTATTTATCCAGCGCGTCATCATAAATCGTTACTACTGGAAAGCAGAAGCCATTATCCACTATGGATTGCAAAAGCAGCTGCATGTTATTTTCGCTTACATTATTGGGATTGTAGTTGTTTGCAATCACTTTTTCTATCGAAACAATAACTGGAGACATACACGGAAGATTAATGATCCCCTTCTTTGTTTTTAATGCATTCATAATAATTCCCTCCATTTCCTCAATGTTTCTTCCCTGGGGTCTTCCCTGTTGTCCACAGGAAGGTTGTTTTCATAATCATTCAGTAGTAGCTGCCTGCATTCTTGACGTGCCACATAATTATTGTTTAGATAACGCGCATACCGTTTTTCAAAAATATCCTTCTTAGATTTATCTGGGTAAGTGTCCAAAAGAAAATCTCTGTATTGCATCCAATTCTTATAGTTTTTAGGCAACTTTCTAGCCCTTAGCATCTTAGCATCTTTCCCATATAGATTTCCAATCTGGATGCCCTTAATCCGCTTTAGCAGCTTATCGTATGTTTTTGGCTCAAATTCCGGAAGCTCCACCAGGGACTTAAACGCCTTTTCGTGTATCAATGAACTCACCCTTATTTCGCTTTGCGGCATTCCTTTTTTAAATTGGTAATCATAAATCCGGCTATACCGAATGTTGTTATCATAGATGTATTTCCAAATATCTGAAAAATTCCAATCATACAGCGGATAGAATGATG